CGTGTGGGTGAAGGTCTCGGTCTGGTTCTGGTAGAACGTCCAGGTGTTGCGGTCGATGCCCCCCACCGTGTTGGTCGGCGTGTCGGCCACCAGGAGCTGCAGGCCCCCGATCTCCTTGCCGCCCGATCCGGTGCCGTTCGAGTACATCGCCGCGCTGACGACGTTCTTCATCGTGCGTTCGGCGTTCTCGACACGGGAGGCGACGAGGTTGATCGAGCGCTCGGCGCCCGCGTTCTGCAACTGCTCGAGGCCGGACACCGAGACAGCCACCATGAGCTGCTTGATGTCGAACTCGGCCATCGTGAAAGTTTCCTGCGGGTTGATCGCCACCGTCTCGTAGCCCGAGTACCAGGTTGCGTTCGTGTTCTCCGCGTAGTCCATCTCCTGGTCGATCACTCGGCCGCCGTCGAAGGGGAGCAGACCGGTGCTGCGCTTGCTCAGGTAGAGCAAGATCGCGTTGTTGTCCGTTACGTCGTCCGCCAGCTTGTGCGTGCGGTTGCGCAACGTGGTGGTGAGAAGGTCACCAATGTTGCCGGGCGTCGCCATTGCTTAAAGGACCCTTTGCCTAGGCCCCCATCTGCTCTCGATAGACCTTGAGAACAGTGTCGCGGGCCGATTCCGTTTTTGAGGCACGGCCCTCTGGTGCTCCTGCGCCAGCGATAGGTGCCCCGGTGAGAGAGGCGGCTGCAGCCTTGCGGGCTGTCGCTGCCTGTGCGGCCTGGGTCTTCGCTGTTTCCTCGGCCTGCGCTGCAAGCAGCTGCTGCCGGATGACGGGGTTAGCCCATGTCGCCTGATCGTAGGCGTCCTGTAGATCCTTCGCTGCGCCGGCCTTCAGAATCTGTCCCATGTGAACGCGGACATCGTTGAAGTAAGGGTGCGCCGGATCGGCCTGGAATGCCGAGATCGCTTGTTCTGTCTGCTGGGATTCCGTCTGCTGAAAGCGCTCCTGGATGGGAGCGATTGCCTGCTGGACGGACTGTGCGATGAGGCTGTTGATGTCGGGCTGCTGCTGAGTGCCCTGCTGGGGCTGTCCTTGCGGCGTGCCGAGGTCAATGCCTCTCGTGCGGGCGATATGATGGATCAACGCTTGGGGATTCGTCAAGTACGCATTGTAGAACTGCATCAACTGACCGATGCCGCTCTCGACGGAGCCAGCGTCACGGATCAGCACGTCGCGATGCGGAGCGATAGCGCGCGACAGCGGCTCGAACTCGGCCTTCGCGGCAGCCACGCTCTCGTAGGTCTCGCGCATCTCCTGCTGGATGGCCTTGGGCAGCTTGTTCCACTGGACCTTGCCGGCGCCCTTCCACTCAGCCGGCGGGGCGATGGGCTCGTCTGCCGTCTTGGGGGCAGCCTGTCCCGCAGGGGCCGCAACTCCCTCCGCTGGCTTCGTCCCGGTCGTTTCCGGGCCACTGGGCGCGGGCGCAGTGGGCTGCTTTTCCTTGAGCTTCAGCGTCTCACGCGGCTTGCCCTCGCCTTCCTTCGCAAAGCGGCCCTTCTCGTCCCGCTCGCGATCGGCCTTCTGCTCGGCCGTCTCGCCGGCAGGCGCCTCTGCAGGCTCCTTGGGCTCGGGCGGCTCTATGCCTATGGGCGTGTCCGGCGCCATGCCTACTTCCGCGGCGGCGGCGCGCACTTCATCAAGGAGGCTCGTCTTTTCGTCGCTCATTTGCGATTCCTCTGCTCGTAAGCGGCCTTCTCATGCGGCGTGCGGTCGTAGCGGCCGTAGTAGGCATCGGCCGTCACACGCTCGTACTCGCGCCGCGGCGTCTCCGGCTTCTTGTGGATGATGCCCGGCTCGTGGATGGCCAAGCCGCGGTCCCGGACGTGCCCGTAGTACGCGCTCTTGCTGTCGTACTGCTTGCGGTCGAGCGGGCTTTGCGTGCCGTTCACGCCGCCCGGCATCGTGTCGGGAATGAGCGTCGGCCCCTTGGGCGTCTCCTCCTCGAAATAGTTGGCGTTGTTGCCGATCTCCACGAGACAATCGAGATCGGCGTCGTAGCGATACCTGCGTCTCATTTCGCCCTCTGCGCCCACTCGGGCTTTCTGTGCATGGTGTAGTCATCGCGCCGGGGCAGCGGGTCTGCAGGATCGGCTGCGTTCCATTCAGTCTCGAACGCCCCAATCGGAGCGGCAGCAAACTCTCCCCGGCAAGCACGCGCCAGCAGGGCCATGCGCCGCACGACAGCGGCCAGCGGATTGGGCGAAGGCTCTTCTTCCAACGGGGTCTCCACGTCGCTCATGCTGGGCCTCCATTGGCCGCCGCCTGCTTGGCCTTCGCCTGAGCGTCCATGACCTCCATCTTGAGGCCATGGCCATGCTCGGCCGCCTCCTGCGCGCGGCTCTGATCCTCGGCTGCCATCTGCTGCTCCTGCCGCTTGATCTGCAGCTCGCCCTGCATGGCCTCCATCTCGGCCCGCAGCTTGATCATCTCCATCTGAAACTCTTCCTGCTTGGCCTGCAGCTCCATCTGCAGTTCCTGCTGCCGGGCCTGCGCCTCAATCTGCGTCTGCTGCATGGCGGCCTGAGCCTTCTGCTGCTCGGCCTGAGCCTTGATCTGCGCCGCCTGCACCTTCGGATCGGGCGGGGGCGGCTGCTGCGCCGCGGCCTCCATCTGCTCCACGGCCTCCTCGATCGCCGTCTCCAGCGTCTCCCCAGCCTTGTAGCGGCGCACCGCGTACATCATCATCTCGCCGGCCAGCGGCGCGAGATTGGGCGCGGCCTGAAGCACCGGCAGCCATGCGCCGACGAATTGCGTGGTGGCCGTCACGAACTCCGTGGCCTTCTGCTGCTCCATCATCTGGTCGGCCTCGATGGTCGAGTCGGTCTCGATGTCGATCACGAAGCCACGCAGCTTCTCGTTCCGCAGTAGACCGATCACCTCCTCCCAGGTTGGCTCTTTGAGCGCGTCGATCATCTCGGGCGTGGGCTGCGGCAAGTTGGGCGGCGGTGGCGGTTGCTGCCCCGCCTGCTGCATCGCCTCTGCCTGCTGCTGGTACTGCTGCATCACGGCTTGGGCCTGCTGCAGGACCTGTTTCTGCTGCTGGGTCAGGAGCTTCACCCCCGACATTTCCTGCAGCGTCTCCAAGGAGAAGTGCTCGGCAATGATCTCGCCCTGGAGCCGGATGATGTCGCGGATATAGCGCTGCACGTCGCGCTGGCGCTCGCGGACACGGATACCGCCGAACTGTGACTTGAGCTGCTGCGCCGTCGCGGTCTCCTCCGGCTCCGTCGAGCCGCGCATGATGTCGGAGACGCCCGTGAGCTGGTACATGACGGTAAGCGCTTCCTGCCGTGCCTGGATGCACTGCAGCAGCGTCTCGGCAATATCCTTGATCGGGAACCACAGGACGAGGCCGGCGGCCCCTCCCCGCTCGGCCAGCATCGCCCAGTTCTCGATCCCGATCATGTCCTGGTCGTTGGCGTTCTCCATGATCTGCTTGATCGATTCCATGTCGGCCGGGTACAGGCCACGCAGGCGCAGGGAACGCTCCAGCACGTAGATGCGCTGGGTCAGCATGTCGATCTCGTCCGCCTGGTCCGAGTACATGTCGAAGTCAGGGACGGGGATCGTGCTGTCGCTGGCCGTCGTGGCCACCAGCGGGCGCGGAATCGGGTAGAAGTCATCGAAGCTCACGGGCGGTGGCATCACGGCCAGCGGCTCAGTTGGCCAGCCAGGAGCGATGTGCAGCACGCGCTTGGTGCTCTTGTCCCAAATGCACCACACCGTCGCCTTGGCCGCGGGCTCCTCCTGCTTCTTGTCCTCCTTGTGGTCCAGTACGATTTCAGTGGAGATGCGGCGAGCCTTCTCAACGTCGCCCTCTGGCATCTCCTCGCTGATGGTGCCGTTCAGCACCGTGGCGCGGACTTCCTTGCGCGTCTGGTAGACCTTGTAGCCCCAGAACCACGTCTCCTCCCAGTTGCGCGCCGGGTTGGTGATCTGGTCCTTCCAGTGCACGTACCGCGTGATGGCCGCCTGCCATGCGACCTTGTCGCCCTCAAGCGTGGGCTTGTACTCGGTGATCGCCGCCGCATAGCCCGGCAGCAGCAGGTCCTCTACGTTCTGATTCATCGTGTGGTCGAACGGCTGCATGTCGAGCGAGTTCGTCAGGCAGCGTTCCATCACGATCGAGGCCCAGCGGCCCACCGGGTCCTTGTCCTTGTTGCGGCGCTGCACGTTGGGCTTGGGCGTCTGGCTGAACAGAACGGGCTTCTGGGTCTGCACGTTCGACCACAGCACGTTCATCTTCTTGCCGACCATGCTGAGGCCGGTCGGGTTGTAGGCGCGCTTGTTCTTGTAGCGGCGGACGATCTGGTCGCCGCGGGTGCGGAAGGACTTCAGCTTGCGCTCGCCCAGCGCGATCTGGCCCAGCCAGTAGGTCGCCAGTTCCTGGGGATTTTCCTGGTCTGAGCCGGCCTCTAGGAGGTTGCCCTCAGCCATCACTCAGCCTCCCCGTTCCGCCCGTGCTGACGCCAGATGTCGTTCACGGACAGCGTCGTCTCGATCTTCATCGCAGGCCTGCCGATCGGGAGGCTCTGGAACACAGGCTCGGGCTTGGGCTTGTTGCTCGGCAGAAACGGGCGCGACATGCAGGCGTACCGAATCTCATCCGGCGCGTGGTCCTCGCCCTCAGTATCAACATCCTCTGGATGAAGCTCGTCATGCTGCAGTGCCGGCAACGTGCGGATGGCGTGGGTGCACGTCTCAAAGAAGTAGATCATTGGCCGATCGTCTTGGCCGACCAAGCGCGCTCTAACCTGATCCCATCCACCCATCGGGCCATCGCCCGCTACGCGTTTGTTGTCGGCCCGGCGAAAACTCACCCGAATCTTGCCATTACCGTCCCTACTTCCGTTGGCGATGCGTTCCTCAATGCTCGGGCCTCCATCGCTGGAGAAGGCGGAAGGGTCGAGAACGCTGTGGCCATTCTGGACGCCGTCGCCAATTTCCCGATCGGCAATTCCGGCCCCTACTTGCTCGGCGGGCATCTTCAAGCCGACGTTGGGCTCAAGGGAACCATCCGGCTTGTAGCTGACGCCGTACCATTCCCGGTATCGAACCAGAGCACCGCGCGGCAGATCGGGCAGCGTCCCGTCAGATATGGCCCACCACCCAATGCTGAAAGGCCGAGCGCTTCCCCAGTCACCAGAGCGGAAACGGGGCCATGAACTGGGCAGTTGTCGCGCTCGGATGATGTGCTGGACGCCAAACTCGGAGAAGAAAGCACCAGCGACGACATTCCAGTCTCCCTCAAGCCACGCGCGCACCAGCTCTGGACTGCCGCTCATGTGGAGGTTGGCCACGTACTCTGCGCCCAAGTAGGGGTTGTCACTGAGTTTCGAGGGAATGAAGACGCGATCTCGCGAAACCATTTCACCTGTGAACGGATTCTCAAAGGTGCTCGTAATGATCTTCCAGCCAGCAGGAGCCGGATCAATGTAACGCGCCTTCACCCACTGATGCCCCGGCCCGCCAGGGTTTCCTGTCGCGCGAAAACCACATGGCACGCCCTCACCAGAGCGCAGCGTTGCCATCAGCTTCATGATCGGCACAGGACTGGGAAAGTTGCCGATCTCCTCGACATAAACGCGTGTGTAATCGTGGCCCTGATAGTTATTGGCGTCGTCGTCGCGCTCCAGGTAGGCAAAGATCAGAGTGGCCCCGTCCGGGAACGTCCATTCTTTGTCCGTCTCGTTGAAATTTGCGCCCAACGGACGATAGAGCTTCTTGCTTCGGGCTATTGTGCGGCGAAGCTGCTTCAAGGTTCGGCGCACCATCAGGCCTGCGGCGTTTTCGCCATATTGCTGGGCGTGCTGAAGGAAGTCACCTAAAGCGCCATCCGTCTTGCCGCCGCCACGCGCGCCGCCAAAGAACACCTCAAAGACCGGGCAGCAAACGAGCGCGGTCTGTGGCCCAGGTAGAGGGCTCCAGATGACGCTGTAATTGGACCCGTCAGGCATCAGTGTACCGGCGGCCCGTGGCCCTCAAGCCATGTCCCCGTGTCCTTCGACGGGGTGGGCATTTCGACCACGTACCTTGTGGTCTCAACCTTCACATCGGAGGTCTGGTGAGACTTGCCGTAGCCCCTATCCAGTAATTCCTTCGCCGCCGCCACGCGCGCGGCATCGCTGTCGCTCCTGGCCATGATGCTGACGAGCGTACTCAACGCGGCTGGCGTATGCTTCTGTGCCAGCGCCTTGATGTCCCTCGTGGACTTGTTCAGTGAACCCTTCGGCCGGCCCAACGAGTATTTCCTCGTATTTTACGGGTCTTAAATGCGGAAGGACGGACTTAGGAAGTCAAGGGGTTTCTAGTGGCGCCCCTGCAGGGTGATCAAGCGTCCCTGCTAGACGAGGTCTAGGGGGTCGTTTTCGGTATGTTCTGACATACCCACAAGGGCTTGCTTTGCTCCGCGGAATCGGATTACCATTGGAATTGCTCAAACGAAAGAGGCCGCCTTGCCGGGCGGCCTCGGTCGTAATCCCCGCAAATCTCTGGTCGGAGGTCGCGCGGAGATGGTGTCGTAACGGGGCTATATTGGGTTTTATACCCACTTTAGTCAAGGTGCCCAAGCAAGCGGCCTCCGACCTGCCTCAAGCAGACTAGGAGGCCCCAAACCGAGCTTGAGGCTATGTGGCTTAGGCTCACCGAAATCAGGGTCGAGATTGAGAAGGCTCTGGCTGAGCCGAAAAACGTGCTTGCGGCCCCGCCAATTCCAGGGCTGCTTTCAGAACAGCCTCCGCTATCGGACGAGCAAAGGGAAAGTTTGAGCCAAGCTCTCCTGCAAGGTGAGCCTGAAGCTCCGCCTCCGCCGCGTCCAACATCGAAGGAGTGATCTCGATCTCTCGTTTCGGTGCGTTTGTATTTGGCATAGCGCTAACGCCTTTCATCGGGAGACTCCATGACTACGAATGAAGTGGTCACCATCATTGCCCTTCTGCTCGGACCAATCGGGGCGGTGGGTATCTCGCTTTGGCATCAGCGAAGGACGCAGAAGCACGATGCCAAGGAGCGCTTGTTCTTGCTGCTCATGGCCCATAGGCGATCCAATCCACCAACGTTTGAATGGGCGAATTCTCTGAATTTGATAGATGTGGTCTTTGCGCACCATGTGGAGGTGGTCGCCAAATGGCATGAGCTGTACGACATTGTGATCCGAGAGCCGGTAAATTGGACCCAATGGAATCACTCATACATCGAGCTTCTGTCGGAAATGGCCACCGTCTTAGGCTATCGGCGCCTAAGGCAGACGGACATTGATCGGTTCTATGCGCCGCAGGCGCACGGCACCCAAGCCCTATGAGCAGCCATTCCATCAGGCAGCCACCTTAGCACAACCGGCCGCCACGAGTCGCGCAATTGATGCCGCCGCCGAGGGGGACAGGTCCGCCCACGTGCCGTATGCCGTCCGGTAGTACGGGGGGATGCCGGCGGCGTGGCGCTGGCGCCTGACGGTGCGCACGCAGTGGCCTGTCGCTCGGGCAATCGCGGCGTCCGTGCAGCCTACAGCGGCCATGCGGCGCAGCGTGGCCATGTGTTTGGGGGTCCAGGGATGGCCGTTCATTGCTTGTACGCCAGCCGAGGGATGAACCGCCGTGCTGCTCCTGGTGGATTGTCCGCGATGAGGCGCGCCAGTATGTCGTTGAACTGGCTTGTGATTTCGTCGTCGCGAATGAATTTCCTCTGCCGCTTGATGGGAATCTCGTAGGGGGTGACCGAGTAGGCCATCCAATCGTCCAGATAGCGGACGTGCGTCCACCAACGCTCACTGAACACGTCGAACTCAACGAACTCCTCCTTGGCGCCCTTGTCGTCGTCGCTCACCTCGAGGTAGGGCATGCCGTCTGCGATGGTGGGCACATAGAACGGGGTGTCCTTGACGAAGGCGGGCAACTCGGCGTCGATCGTGGCCGGGATGCGCGTGGGGGCCTCGGCGCAGAGCCTGGGTGACAGATAGGCTGGGTTCATGTGGCAACAATGCAACACGATCTTGTCGCGACCCTGCCAGACCAGCAGGTGGGAGTGGGGCATCTTGGTCGGGATGACGGCCTGGTTCATCAGGCAGGCGCGGGTCTGCTTGTGGAGATGCTTCAGGCCGATGGTGCCAAGGTCGCGGCCGGGAATGGGCAGTGTGCCCTTGTGGGGGCCCTCGGTGATCCGGTAGGGCTCGATGTCCTTCCAGGCCGTCGTGATGTCGGCGCTGATGCCAGGTTGGACGATTGCCTCGTGCCCGGCGTCCCGAAGCCGGAACAGGTTGGGGAAGTATTCGTCAGGATAGATATGGTCGGGCTGCAGCGCGTGCACGGCCATGCCGGCTCGGCCCGCCATCTGCAGCATCACATTGCCGGTGACGCCCAGAATCCAGTACTTGTTCAATTCGCGCGGGTCGCCGGGTTTGATGTGGCCCTGGACATGGGCCATCACTTCCTTGGGCATCACGAGGAGCTGGAGGGTGAGGCCGGCGGTCTCGAGCCCCTTGGTCATCCCCCAGAGGCGGGTGAAGCTCTCCGAGTCGGT